GGGTTACTAACTTTCAATCTCTACATTTACATTGAGGCTGGCAACATCTTCTTGGGATGGATCTACGACTGCTTGCAGGTGATCTTCAATAAAATCTTTACAAACAAGTATTTTATAAAGATTTGTTGTTCTATCCGCAATTGAAAATGGAATATCTTCAAAAATCTGATCACCAAGTTTTACATTAAAGTTTACAACTGGTCTTTTTTCAATATTATTGGAACCAACATTAATATCAATTGTATCTGCCAGGGGTTTTTGAATATTCCTTTCATTTACTGTACGAAAAATAACATGTTTTCCTTGAATTTGAATATTTGTTCCATGTAATACATTATGACCACTATTACCTGTATCTAATTTTGCGGGAATAGTTCCTAATCCATCTAATTCCATAAATTCGATTAGACCTAAAACCCATTTTTCAAGAAAATATTGCTTAAAATTCATTTTAAATATTTAGGATTTTAGCAATTAGTTCTTTATCACTTTGAGAAACAACATCTGGTACAAAATAATTTATTGCATCGGGATCTTTTCTTAGAATTTTTTCTCTTGTCATTGAGCCAGATATACCTTCTTCTTGCATTGGTATTTTAACAACATTTACAAGCGGATATTTTTCTACATTTTTAATAAAATAATCAAAACGTTTTATATCTTCATCTTTTGAACCAGCACCAACAACAATTTTCTTTTCTGTATTACTATCAGCATAATCGTAAATTGATTTTACTGGTGTAATATTAGATATTTCAACTTTAGTTGGTTTAGGGAGATATTTTACATAAACTTCCCAGATTGCTTTTGATTGTTCTGGTGTAATACCATCTCTTTCTTTTTTACCAATAAAAATAATTCCTTCATTTGCATCTTGGAGAAGATATTCAAATGCTTTGTAATGTCCTTTTGTTGGAGGTTTAAAACCACCAGCAATAATAGCAACAGAAGGAATTACATCATTTGTTAGTTCATCAAATTGTTCAAAAAATTTTGATTTGAAATTTTTCAAATTGCACGTCCTTTCTGTGTATGAAATTTAGGATTAATAATTTTAAACATAAAGGGTTCACCATTAAGTCGCTTAAGTTTTATTACAATGCCTTCATATTCACCCAATTTACCTGCTAATCTTCCCAAAACATTTAATATTTTAAGATGCATTTGTTTTTGATGAGGCAATAGCATCTTAATTAATTTTTGCCGAATTTTTTTCTTTTCTTCTTGATCTGGTCGTTTTCTTGATGTACTATATAAAACGCTTTCGTAATCTGGATTTTGTGTTTCAAATGATTCTATATCGTATATTGCGCCTCTCATTTCTCTTGAAAGATCAATTGGTTCAAATACATCAATATTTAAAGGAAGAAATTTTACTTCTTCATTTGATAAATTAACAAGACTGTTTGTTATGTCATATAACAGATTTTCTGATATTTGTCTCCCCCAAAAATCAGTTATATTTATAATAGGAAAAGTTGACCAAGACCCTAACTTATCTCTTTCATAATTTGTTGCAACAAAATATACCAAATTTGAATTTTCTTCTCTTGAAAGAGCAAACGGTGAATACAACCACTCAGCTTGTACTCTTATACCACCCAAATCTAAATTCTTTTTGTATTTGTAGAGTATATTAAATACAAGTTCCTTTATTTTCTTGAAATTTTCAGTAAATGCTCTTTTTGTTGGTTCATGTTTTATTTTGCCTTCAAAATTTCCATCAGTTACGGGTTCAGTATAACTTCCTTGTAAAAAGAACTTATCTTCTGGTGTCACACCAAATTTAATTGATAACCCGTCTGCTTTTTCCGAAACAGAAGAATTAGCTGGATTGATAACACCACTATTATCTTTAAGTGTATAAACCAATTCTTTAAAATTTTCAAAACTCATTGAATATTGATCTGGTTTATATTCTGAATATAAATGTTGAACACCTACTCTTTTACCTTCTAAATTAGTTGATTCATGAATTTGATGCGGTGCATTTATAAGTACTGCAATATCTAAATTTGATGTTTTTAATATAGTTTGTCTTGATTCATCTAATGCAGTAAGAACTAAATTTGGATCTTTTAGTTGTTTTAAAAGATATGACATTATTGATTTAATACTATCAAGATCTTTTGTTTTTGCATTGGGAGATTTAAGCAAAATCTGCGCAATTCTATCTGTATTTTTATTTTCAATTAATGTATTTGTAGTTCTATCTATTAATCCATTAATACTAAGCTTTAGATTTAGGTTTTTTGCAAGATTTGATAAAACAATAGATTGGTGTTTGCCATTAAATGGTGGGGTTTCATTATTTGCTAAAATAAATTGCGCAAAGTGCACATCATCTACCACCATAAAATCTGTTTGTACATATTGTTCTGTTTGATTTTGTATGGGTGTTCTAAAATGAACACTAATGCCAGATCTTGCAATATAATCAGCCGGATTTAAATTGCGTTCTTCACACCAATTTTTTAATATTTCATATAATTCAATTTTGGAAATTTCAGTTCCTGGTATTGCAATATCAATATCTCCTGATGTTGGTCTTTTACCTGTACTTCCAAGTAAATTATTTCTTAAGTTGATTCCAACAATGCGTGACAGAAAATCTACTGTTGGCCAAACATCATGTAAATTAATTCGAACAGTAGGGTGTTGTTTGAAGACATTGCCGCCTTCAACTATTATTTCTTTATAAAATTGACCATATGAAATCATTTATTGTACTAAAATTTGGAAGCCTCCATATGCTTTACCACCACCTTCACCACCGATTGAGCCCGCGCCGGTTCCTGGTATAACTGTTAATTTATTTATATTTTTCAACACTTGTTCTACATTAGTTTTATAGTTATCAGTAAAAGGGCCTATTACAACTTGTTTGTCTAACCCTAAGGGTGCATTACTATTATAAAATATAATATATACAAACTTTTCATATTCTTGATAATCTATAACTTGTAATCCACCAATCATATTACGCGCCAAATGTACACTATCGCTGTATGTATGTCTTTGTGATTTGATATATTTTTTAATTAGAGGTAAAGCAAGTTCCGTGTCTCTTGCAAACCATGAAATACTTTCTGCCAGCAAATCTTCATTATCAGAAATATCAAATAATGAAAAATAGGAATTAAAATTAGTTATTTCACCAATTTTACTGTTTGAAGTAACCAATTGTTCATAATTTTTTAAATTTATCAAATTATAAACTTCTTCTAGAAGTTTTTGTATTTTTAAAGATGTAATATTAGTATTGATATTGTATTTTTTAAGAGCTTTTAATATTTGTGTATCAACATTAGTACGCATGCCTTTTGTTGTTCCTTTAAATACAAGCAATTTTTCATATTGTGAAGGATTTATTATATCTTGAAATGTTTCTAGGTCTATAATTAATTTCTGAAAAATATAAAATATACTTTCCATTGAATTTGGTCGCGAGATATTATATGGTATAAAAACTTTTGATGTATTATTTATATCTTCAAAATCTTTAAGATGTTTATTTATGTTTAAAATTAACTGTTCTTGATATTGATGCACAAATCCTTCTTGATGAATTTGTTGATAAATTTTATTATAACCTTTTGCAATTCCCTTCAATACAGAACCTCCTGAAGGTCTTCCAGAAGTTGCTTTTAATTCTATTTCTTCTCCTGTACTAGGTAAAAACAAATCCCCTTTTTGTGGATTTATTGCTTCAGAATATAACGTTGCAAGTACTTCACCAGGGCCAACATTTACATTGTTTTCTGTAAAAACAATTGCATTGCGAATGAACATTAATAATTCTGGATTAGTAATGTGTTTGTATTCATTTAATTTTTTGTGAAAGCCTGAAAAAGATTTTTTATTAAGATTTTCTTCAAAGTTTTTAAGTTTTCCTTTTTGTTTCTTATCAGTTATATGTTGTATTTCTTTAACCACATGTTTAAATACGCCTTCATTTTCAATTTGAAGAAATGATTGCAAACCTTTTTTAAGCTGATTTATAATATTAAAAGTTGCAGCTTCTGATGTCCATCCCCCTAATTCAACCCATCTTTTTAGTAATGAATCAAAATCTGCTTTAATTTGGAATTGTGTTGAAATGATTTTTTTTGCAGTTTTATCATCAACTTCTAATTCTTTTGTACGCCCATCTTTAAATGTAATTTGGATAATTGCTTCCGAATAAATATCCCTCAACGTTTTTGCTGGAGAATATTTTTCTCGTCTAAAAACAGGTTTATTATATGTTTCTGTTAAATTGCGATCCATATTAATCTGCAGAAGCTAATGGTTGTTCAATACCCTGATTCGGATTAATAATACTCAAGATTTCGTCTTTAATTGGTCTTACATTAATATCTTTTTCAACTTTAAGAAGAGATTGATAATCAAGCAATTTTGATTTATCTTCTACTGATAATGAATTAGGATCAAAGAACACTGCATCAAGAATATTAATGACATATTCTAATTCACCTTCACTTGTAAGAGGCAATTCTTCTGGCGGTTCTTCTGCAGGTTCAGTAATATCAGGTGGTATTTCACCTTCTCCACCAGGCGCCATACTTGGATCTGGTGGCATTTCCGCTCCTGGGCCTTGTTCTCTAAGTAAGGCCATATATTGTTGCATAATTTTTAGTGTTTTCATATTAAAATCCGCTGTTTCCTTTCATTTTTTCTGCTGCTTTGATTATTTCTTCTTGTGCATCTCCTATTGCATTTGCTAAACGAGGATTCTGTGGTTTAATTTTTTTCGGATCTTTTAAAATAGCATTACTGATAGGATTTTCATCTTCACTTTCTTCTTCTGGTCTTACAAGTGCAAAACGAACAGGCCTTCCCATTAGATTTATAACTAATTGATCTTTATCAATACCTGCTGCAATGCCAGCACGTTTCAAATGTGTTACAACGCTTTGCAAAGATATACCCGAATGCATTTCGTTAATAATATTAAGAAATTTGCTCATAAAATTATTTATGTGAAAAGTAAAAGCTTGGCGTTGTAATCATTAAAGTATTGTGTTGCAAAAAAATCCAATTTCATTTTTTTCAATTTTTTACGAATTTGAATTAATGAACATGGTTTATTTCGTAAGAATTTTGTTTGTGCAAATACATCAAATTCATCTTGTTCAGAAATAGAAGGTTCAAAATTATAACTATCTATAAATTGATAATATGTCATATCTGCTTCAAAAATAGGAAATTTGCATATATTAAAAACTTTAATTAAATCTGCTAAAACAAATGGGGGTGATGCACAATTTCGATGTATATAAAAGCAAAAATTTGAAATATGGTTCGCTTTTATATAATCAAAAATTCTTGTTAGTGTAAAATGAAGATTTAATAATTTTGCATCTTCATTTTGTTCTACATCACTAGTACCAAACCCATATTTTTCAAGTTGCTCAATATTATAATAACTATTTTGCAAAAAGTAATATGTGTTAATGACACATATCCCTTGAATTTTTGATGTTACTGATTCGTATATTGATGATTCCATTGTAAAAATTATCATTTAGAAGTACATCATTGTCAAATTGAAATTTTGCTTCATAATAACTCATTTCTGATTTGCTGTTGCACCACTTTAATATTTCAAATTGAAATTTTTCTTTGCCTTGCGTGTTTATATCTTCATTGAGTTCCCTTGAAGATGATGTATAAGATTTCCAATCTGTTTCTGTCAGTATGTGTCTTTTATTTTTCTTGCCCTTAAGTGGTTTTAATTTTTTTACTGAAACACACTGTTTTTTGCCAATATATTTCCTATTATTTGTAAGATTAGTAATTTGATAAACGAAACCATATGGGGGTTCATTCAAATCATATTGTGGATATATGCTCCAGTGTCCTGTATCCATTATTTTTTCTTACTCTTTGCTTTCTTTTTCCGTTTTTTACGACGCTTAGTATTTATTGCACCAAATCTTGTTTGAACTTTACTTCCTAAAACTTTTGGTAACCTTGAATCTCCTGGTGCATACCAATCTCCACTAGGAGCACCAGCACCCAAGGAAAACGATGCAGCTGGCCCAAATGCAGTACCAGCTGTATTTTCATGGAACTCTTTAAATGTTCCTATTGATTTATCCATATAAATAATTATAATTAGTTAGTGGAATTACTTGAAAAGTATAGGTCTGAGATTGCTGCAGATTTGTATATTGATGATTTTAATATCAAAGAAGCTCAATTAAAATTACCAAGCCGTAAACATTTTTGGGTTGCTAGGTTAATTGATGCAAAAATTGCCCAAAAGGAACTAATTCGCAAAAAAATTAAACTTAAGGAGTTGCTTATAGCAAAAATAAGAGATGAATCCCCTGTAAGTTTATCAAATCCTACAATTGAAAAATTAGTTAGTGATAGAGAAGAGATGCAAAAAATTAATAATAAAATTGATGAATATGATATTCTTATTTTGTATTTAGAAAAGGTTGAAAAAATATTTTCAACTCTTCATTGGGAAATAAAAAATATTATCGATATTAATAAAGCAGAACAAATGTGATAAATCTTGATTTAAATACAAAAACAAATAGATTAAAAATTTCTTGTGAAAGAGAAAATATAAATCAGTTTGAATTACTAAGGGAACATTTTAGTGTTCCAAACACTAATGCTGTTTTTATTAGAAAATATAGAAGAGGTGTGCCATCAAGAATGTATGCAATAACAGCGACTGGTACTTGCGAAGCTGGTCTCTTTTTTGAAATTATAAAATATTTTAAGAAAAATCATATATCTTATAATGTTTCTGAAGAATTAAAAAAATGGTTATTAATTGGATTTGATAATTCAAACATTATATTTGGTAACTACACAAATAAATTAAGAGATTATCAAACAGATTTTTTATCCAAAGCATTAGAAAAAGGAAGAGGTGTTTGTGTTGTTGGAACTGGCGGAGGTAAAACACTTATTACAGCTGCATTAATTGAAAATTATTATAAGAGATTCTCAACACCAAATACATTTAAAACCCTTGTTGTGGTTCCAAATCCAGAATTAGCAGACCAAACACAACGGGAGTTTGTTAAAGAAAATGTATCATTTACATCTTGTATTTGGACAGGTAAAAACGATATTACAGAAGATGTAAATGTAATAGTTTGTAATATCAGCATATTACAAAGTCGATTTGAACAAGAAGATTATGATTGGGTTCAATATGTAGATTTATTAATTTTTGATGAGTGCCATAAAAACCGAAAAAATAATGTTATAGGTAAAATTATTAATAAAATAAAAACGCCACATAAGTATGGGTTTACAGGAACGTTACCAAATAATTTAATAGATAAGTGGAGTATAATTGGCAAGTTGGGACCAGTTATATATGAAAAAGATAGTTATGAATTAAGGCAAGAAAAATATTTAACAGAAGCAAATGTGATTTTTCTAAAACTAATTCACAATAATGTTCCTAAACTAGATTATAATGATGAATTAGAATATATTTTTACAAATAAGTTTAGAAATAATATTATTAAAAAATTATGTGATAAATTAGAAAATAATATTCTTATTTTAACAAATAGGCTAATACATGGTGATTTATTGTATGAATTTTTGAAACAAAATACAAATAAAAGAGTTTATTATATAAAAGGCGAAGTTGAAATTGATATACGCAATGAAATCAAATCTATTATGGAACAACATAATAATGTAATTTGTATTGCAATGAATCAAATTTTTAGCACAGGGATTAATGTCAAAAATATACACAATATTATATTTGCTTCTGCGGGAAAGGCTTTCATCACAATTGTGCAGTCTATTGGTCGTGGCTTGAGATTATCCGATAATAAAGATATTTTGAAAATATTCGATATATCCGATAATTTTAAATATTCTTTAAGACATGCTGAAAAAAGACAGCATATATATAACAAAGAGAAAATAAAAACTATTGAAAAAACAATTAGAGAGGATATAATTTAGAAAATGGCTGCTGAAAAAACTGAATATTATGTAAGCCCGAAGCAATTTAAAGAAGAATTAGCAACTTATTATAAAACAGATATTATAACCGATAGTCTTGCAATTCATTTAAGTAAAATAGCACACGGTTTAAGTTATCATAGATCGTTCATTAATTATTGTGTTGATGAAGAAACTGAAGCACTTACAAAAAGAGGATGGCTAAAATGGGATGAAATAGATATTAATGATATTATTATATCATATGATATATCTAAACATTGTATTGTTGAATCTCCCATAAAAGAACTTTTTATAAACAAAGAATATGTTGGTAAAATGTTTTGGTTAACCAATGATAGAATAGATTCATTAGTTACACGAGGTCATAAATTTGTAACACAAAACGGATTAAAAGCAGTTGAATTTCTCAGACAAGAAGATGTTTTAATTATCAATGAAGATGAATATTTAAAATGTAGTGAAATAAATTTTCATAATGCATTAAACAATTCTGAAATATATTTATCAAATACACCAACCGTTGATTATGAAGGTGTTGTTTGGTGCCCTGTAACTGAATATGGAACATTTGTTTGCAGACGAAACGGAAAAATTGTTATTACCGGCAACACAAATAAAGATGATATGGTGGGTGATGCATTAATCAAAATGTATGCTGCTCTCAAAAACAAAAAATATTCATTTGAAAGAGCATCAAACCCATTTAGTTATTTTAATGCAATAGCGTGGAATGCGTTTATTAATCGAATTAAAAAAGAAAAAAGACAACGTAAAGCTGAATATGATTATAGGCAAAAGGTATACGAAGAAACAATGTCAGACCCAAATATTAGTATGACAAATATATATATCAAGCCAAATTCATCAGACCCATATGACTCTTCCGACGATTAATAAATCTGAGATTGCAATATTTTCTGATTTGCATCTTGGTGTTCATAATAATAGCCACAATTGGCACCAAATTGCATATGATTGGGTAAAATGGTTTAAAAATAAATTAATTGAAAGAGATATTGTAGACATAATATTTTGTGGAGACTGGTATCATGAAAGAAGTGCTATCGGTGGTAATACATTGCACATTTCTAATTTGATTTTAAATGAACTTAAAGATTTTAATTTATTAATGTTAATTGGGAACCATGATATCTATTTTAAATATCGTCGGGATGTTAATTCGTTATCTATCTTGGGAGGTCGCGACAACATATCAATAATTGATAACCCTTTGAGTATACGCGCGTTTAATAAAAAAATGACCTTCTGTCCATGGGGAACAACACTTGAAGAAATCGAGGATAGTGATATATTGTTCGGTCATTTTGAATTAGAAAGTTTTAAGATGAATACCTTTAAAATGTGTTCTGAAGGTATAAAAATAAAGGACATACTAAACAAAGCAAAAATTATATTTTCTGGGCATTTTCATAGAAGACAAACAAAGAAATATGCTAACCAAGCTATATATTATGTTGGTAATCCATTTCATATGGATTTTGGTGATGTAGATAATGAAAAAGGATTTTATTTATTTGATATTAAAACAGAAAAACTTAATTTTGTTGCAAATGAAAAATCTCCCCTATATAAAAAGATTTTATTAAGTGATATAATCAAAGAAAAAACAATAACAGACAAGGTTGAAAATTGGTTTACAGGCAATTTTGTCAAGTTAATAATTGATAAAAATATAACATCGGAACATTTAAATATAATCCTATCTTATTTAAATAAACTGTACCCTTCTTCGCTTGAAACAGAATATGAAAGTCAATATAATAAAATATTTGATGCGGAAAAAAATGACGAAAAAATAAATGCAATTGATATATCCCAAGCAATTGTAGAGTTTATTAATATGCTTGATATTGAAAACAAAGAATCAGTTATAAAATTTACACTGGATTTATACAAGAAGTGCAAAAATGAAAAGGGTTAATTTCAAAACTATAAAATTGCAAAACTTCTTTTCTATAGGCAATGATCCTGTTGTTGTTGATTTTCAAAAAGGATTAAACATTATTACTGGTGCAAACAGAGATAAACCAGATAGAAGAAACGCTCTCGGTAAATCAGCTGTTGCAGAATCATTATATTTTGCAGTATTTGGTGAAACATTAAGGGGAATAAAACAAAAAGACCACATTATCAATAATATAACAGGTGGAACAACTCATGTAGAACTAGATTTTGAAATTTGTACACAAAATAATGTACAACCTTATAAAATAATAAGAAATTTGAATCCTTCTAAAGTATTTCTTTATAAAGGTGGTGAAGATATAACAAGAGATAGTATTAAGAATACAAATAAACATATTGAAATGTTATTAGATGCAACACCAAGTGTTTTTGAAAATTGTATTATTATGACGGTAAACAATTCAATACCGTTTATGGCTAAAAATAAAACCGAAAAGCGTAAATTCATTGAAGGCATTTGTGGAATGGAAATTTTTAGTGATATGTTATCTGAAATGCGGTCTATTTATAATGAAACAAAAAGATTGCATGAAATCGAAAATACAAGACAAGAAGAAATAAAGAATTCGTTTGAAGATTTCAAAACACAACGAAAAAACATTTTAGTTCAACGTAAAGAAACTGTAAAGAAAATTAAAATAAGACAACAAGAAATTATAAAAGAAAAAAAGAAACTTGTTGAAAAATTAAAACAACATAAAAACATTAATCTCCAAAAGCTTGAAAATGAAAAGGGTGAACTTTCATTAAAACTAGAACATTATGATGATAACATTGCACAGTGCACAGAAACATGTGCAGAATTAAAAGCAGGCTTAAATCATAAAAAGGAAAATTTCGAATCAATTATTACATCAGTTGGTATATGCCCTTCTTGTTTAAAGCCAATTGATGAACATGATAAATGTGAATTAGATCAAAAAAGAAAAGCTATTTCACTTAAAATTGTAAAAATCGAAAATGATATAAACAAATGCAATAAAAATATTGATAAATTTAAAACTAATAAACAAAAAGTAAAAGCTAACATTGAAAAGATTGAAACAAAATTAAGAGAGTGTTATATCGAATTGTCGGAAAAGCAAAACATTAAAGAACAAGCATCACAGCTTCAGAAAATACAAAAAGATTTAGAAAAAGATCTCGAAGAAAATAGTAGCAATGAAACTGTTATTGATGAAAAAATTAAAGAAACAAATCAAACATTAAAAACATTACAACGTAAGTTGACCCAATTACAAAATGATTTGTCAACTTATGATATTATCAAATATGTTATAAGTGAAGAAGGTGTTAAATCATATATTGTAAATAAATTATTAGAACTTCTTAATGCAAAAATAATTCATTATCTCAAAAAACTTGATACAAATATTATTTGTGTATTTAATGAATTTTTTGAAGAAGAAATTTTTAATGAAAAGGGAAAGGTATGTTCTTATTTCAATTTTTCTGGTGCAGAACGCAAAACAATTGATTTAGCATGCCTCTTTGCTTTTAATGATTTAAGATATCTGCAGGGCGGCGTTAGTTATAATGTTTCAATTTATGATGAATTGTTTGATTCTTCATTTGATGAAAAGGGAATTGAATTGGTTTTAAATGTTATCAAAGAACGAATTGAAAAAAATAATGAATGTGTGCTTGTAGTCTCTCATAGAAAAGAATCAATTAAAGCAGTAACAGGCGAAGTAATATTTCTTGAAAAAATCAATGGTATAACACATCGTACCGAATTTGTGCAAATGTAGTTGATTCCAAATTAGATTGTATTAATTATGTTTAATGCAATCTCCATTCATTAAACCAAGTGTCCCTGTTTTTACAAAACCTTTTGCTTCTTTTAACAATAATCTAATTAACATTGCGCAAATAAACCCCACACCAAGGGAATTAGACCTGCCAAGATTTGTAAATTATGCAGGAGATTTAGGGGGCTGCGGTTGGTGGCGCATTTTGTGGCCTGAATATGTTCTAAATACTGAAGGTCGCGCAGTATGTTTGACTAATACTGCTATGGTATTAGATCCTCGTTGGTATGCTGGTGTTAAAGCAGTACGAATTCAACGCCAAGCAAGCGGCCATCAAAAAGAATTTATTAAATTTTTAAAACAAGTTCAACAACAACATGGTTTTCGTTTGATATATGATTCTGATGATGTTGTATTTGCAGAAGAGATTCCTGATTATAACAAATTTAAATTTGCATTCGATACCCCTGAAATAAGACAAAATTGTATTGACATAATGAACATGTGTGATGAAATCACAGTTTCATGTGAATTCATGCGCAAGTTATACCAAGAAAAAACAGGGAAAAGAGAAGTTACAGTTGTTCCTAATTTTATTCCACATTTCTGGATGGGATATCAATTTAATGCAAAGAATGTTTATGAAAGTTTTGATAAAAATAAACGTAAACCAAGAGTTCTTTATACAGGATCTGCAGCTCACTATGATGTAGACCATAAAAACAATGGTGTTGATGATTTCTCCCATGTGTTATCAACCGTTATTAATACAGTAGATAAATATCAGTGGGTTTTTGTTGGGGCCTTTCCGCTTCAATTGATGGATTTAGTAAACCAGAAAAAAATTGAATTTCATCCATGGCAATCTTTACTAAGATACCCAACACTTATTGCTAATCTAAACGTTCAAGCAATGATTGCACCTCTTATGGATAATAATTTTAACAGATGCAAGTCTGATATTAAATTTATTGAAGCGTGTAGCCTTGGTATTCCATGTTTAGTACAAGACATGGAAACATATAAAAACGCACCAGATGTATTGAAATTTAAAACAGGAGATGAACTCGAAGCAAAGTTAGACATGATTCTAAATTGGAAAAATCGTTCGAAGTATTACAAAAATGTAGATGTATTACGCAGTTTTGCCTTTCAAAGATATCTTGAACATCCACAAAATATTGATTGTCATATGGAAGTACTAACAACTCCATATGGTTCTCCCGAAAGAAAGAATTTAAGCAGGTATAATTAGTAAATAATAAATAGATGAAGTTGTTTAGCGAAAAGGTGAATGCCACCTTGTCTAGCTCAGGCTTAAACATCCTTCAGGTTAAAAATTTCGAAGAAATTTTTTATGATGTTTTTAGTCTTGAGATAAACGGCCGGCAGTTTACAGTAGAAAAAGTTCAGGATTATCAAGGTAATCCTGTTGTGAACATTCCTGTCATTTTTGAAGGAAAAAAGATTCTTGCTCCCTTTGTTTTAAAGCAAGGCAATATACAGGAAATAATTTTTAATAAAACGCAAGAATATGATTTTGAAGTTGTTGAAGAAAAAGTAGAAGAGATATCTATACCAATCATTGATTCAATTGAAGAAGAACCAGAAATACCATTAGGTTCAGATACACTAACAGAAGTTAAAAGACAAATCCGAAAAGCTAAAGCAAGTGCTCAGCAAGAAATTATTGAATCAGCTAAAAAACAAAAACATCTTCAAGAAAAGGAAATTAATAAAAAAATTGGTGAAGTTGAAGAAATACTTGATAAAACAAGACAACAATTAATTGCAGACTATCTTGAAACAGCAAAACAAATTGAAGATAAGTCTTTATTGTTAATTTCTGAAAGAGAATCAAAACTTGAAAAACAACGTAATCAAGAACTTAGAGATTTACAAATTTCTATTAGAGATAAAATACAACAAGAATTTAAAAAGGTTCATGATACACTTACAAAAGCGAAAAATAATTTAGGAAATAATATTCAGTTTAAGATTACTGAAAAATTTGATGAAGAAGTTAAAAAATTAGAAAAACAATTTCTTAATCTAATTGAAAAAACCACACAAGAAAAAATTGATAATGTTCAAAAAGACATTATTAAATTAATTCCTGAAGATAAACAAGATTTTTATGTTGACCAATTAGTAGAACTTAAAAATGAATTTACACAAGGCATAAATCGGGCATTAAGTCGTATTGGTAATATAAAATCAAAAACTCAATCGGAACTATCGGAACTAAAAGAGTCTATTACACAATTAACAGCTGATATATTAACAAGTGCAACATTAAAAATTGAGCAATATTATAATGACAACATCGTAGTAGTTGAAACAAAAATTGATAAAGAAAATAGTGCTCTTAAAAAGGAACTACAGACATTAATTGAACAAAGTAAACAATCAATTCTTAATGAAGTTACAAAAATTAATCCTGTTGATGTATATACTGAAGCATTAAAAGTTCCAAAAGATGCAGTTAATGCAGATCAAATTAAAAAAGACCTTCAAAAAGATATTGAACTTAGATTTAGTAATGAATTGAGAAATCTAAAACGTTTAGTTGAGTTAAGTTCTTCTGGTGGTTCTGGTTCAGTAGCAGTTCAATTTGCTAATGGTGGAACTATGTACGGCGATTTAACTGTTGTAGGTAAATTATCCGCTAATGAATATTTGGGAATTATATTTCCACCAAGTGATTATTTACCACTTTCTGGGGGAACAGTAAACGGAAATGTAACAATTACCGGAACACTTTCTGTTACAAATCTTGAAGCTCTTTCTGCAAATATAACTGTTCTGGATATTAAGCAGTACGAGCTTAGTGGTTTTAATATTACAGGAAATACAACTGTAAACGGTACATTATCAGCAACAAATGTATATGGAAATAACATTGTTTATACAACTGAAAATCAAACAATTAGTGGTACAAAAACATTTGTTAATACATTAAGTGCAAAAGAAAATGTTGTAATTGATGGCAACGCAACTCTTGGCGGCAATCTATCCGCAACTGGTACTGGATATTTTGGAGGAAAGGTAGGAATTGGTGTAAACGACCCTGATTCTTCACTTGAAGTTAAAGATACATTCAAAGTTGCGGCAGGTTCAAACAATATGCCAGTAACCATTTCCCAATTATCTCCTGCGGCCAATCTCGTTGCTTCTGCGGGTGCAATGTATATTCGCAGCGGCCCCTCCGCAAATATGGTTTTTCAAACCAATAATGGAACTGAATACATGCGAATTCAATACACGGGACAAGTTGGCATAGGAACATCCACACCAAACGAAAAACTAACCGTTTCTGGAAACATATCCGCCACAGGATGTGTATATTCTTCCTGTGCATCAATATCTTCTTTAAATGTGGGTACTATTACAAATGTAACCGTTCTTAGTTCCTTCACACTACCACTTTACACAACAACACAAAGAGATGCTCTAATTGCATCTGCTGGAAACGTTATTTACAATACAACAACTGGAAGAATCAACAATTATACAGGTACCGCATGGAACACAACCGTAATTGGTGAAGGAATTACAAAGATTGTTTCTCTGACTCAGGCGGAATATGACTTGTTAACTCCTGAAACAACTACATTCTATGTAATAACAGATGCACCAAGCATATTACAAACAACCATTTCAACAAAGACAGTAGATTATACAATTACAAGCAACGATTCCACAATCATTGCAAATGGCGCAGGAATTACAATTACACTTCCAAGTGCCAACGGATTAAACGGAAGAATATTTGTAATTAAAAATAGAAACGCAGCAAGTTGCACACTTTCTGCATATGGAGCAGAAACAATTGATGATGAGAACACAATAACCCTCATTTCAAAGGAAAGCGCAACGATTCAAAGTGATAACTCAAATTGGTGGATAATATAATATGGCAGTAAAATTAGCAGTAGGAAGTAATATTTTAGGAAATCAAGGTATTGTTGCTACAACAACAAACGAATGGGGGGAATATATTAGACCTACTGATTGGATAGATATACCAAATCCAACACAAGATAGTTATTTATATGGATTATTTGGTGTAACTGAATATGGTCCTAATTATGTAACAGTATGGGCAACAGTCAACACAGGAACATGGAGTGTTGATTGGGGTGATGGAAATGTTGTAGCTGGTTCAGGTGTGACAAAACACGAATATAATTTTAATGATATTGATCCATCAACCGAAATAGTCAGAGGCGGTGTAAAAATGCGACAAGTTATAATAAAATTAATTTCAACGCATAATTTTACTAATTTTAGGTTGTTTTATAAACATACTTCGGATATTGCAAGTATTGGGGAACACATGTGGCTGGATATTGAAATGGGATCACCAGAATTAGTACAACCGCGTTTATCATATCCATTTGCAGCTAGTGCAAGGTGCCAATGGCTTGAAAAGGTTAAATTTACAAATATTCCGAATACTATTAATTTACACCAAGCATTTAGGGGATGCACCGCTTTAAAACAAATTTTAGGATTAGATGGAAAAACAACTGCAGATTTGACCTATACATTTTCAGGGTGTTATAGTTTATTGCGTTTACCGGTTTTAGATACTTCAGCAGGTGCTATTCATAGTGGATGTTTTAATGCTACCAATTTTCGGAAATATCCATATAGTATGAATAATGGAGCAGCATTGTCATATCAATTTTTTAATGCTTATGGATTAACAGAATTTCCAAAAGATCTTGTACCTGTTGCTAATATGACATCGTTTGCTATTCGTTGTTATGCAGTACAAGAAATACCCATTTGGAATTGGATTAATACTACTAATGCATACCAAGCTTTTTATACTTGTATAAGTATAAAAAAAGCTATATTGCCTAATTTTCATAATGTTACTGATGCAAGAGCTATATTTTTTGGTGACGTGTCTTTAGAAGAAGTAGAAATGGACACAAGTGGTGTATCTCTTGCAAACGAAATGTTTAGAGGTTGCGCTTCTTTAATAGGCGTAGAATTAAATTGTGCAAATATGACAGTTACAACAGATATGTTTTTAGGTTGTGTTATGTTACAAAAATGTGTATTAAATGGTTTGACAAGAGGTGTTAATTTAAATGCTACTAGTATGACTAGATTAGCAGCAATTGAATTATTCAATTCACTTGGAACTGCTAGTGGTTCTCAGACTATAACATTGACAAATACACCTGCAGCACTCACATTAACTGCTGATGATATTGCAATTGCAACAGGAAAAGGATTTACAGTAACAGTATAAATTTATGAAAGGATTCTATAAAAAACAAGAAGATGGAAGTATATTAAAAGCAAATGAAATACATGCGCCTGGTATATCTTTAACCGAAGAAAACAAAGAAACATATGATGGGTGGAGATGGTTTGACACATCTGAAGAAGCGTATACTTATTACTCTACAAACAGTGATACTGCAACGCCAAGACAAATTCGATTGGCAATGTTGAGTTTGGGAATAACACCAAATCAAATTGATGCAATGATTGGAGATAATGAAGCTGCTAAAATTGAATGGCACTATGCAAGTGTTATTAAAAGAGATCACCCATTGGTTGTATCATTAGGAACGGCATTAAACAAGACAACAGAAGAGATTGATGCATTATTTCAATATGCTAAAACCCTGTAAATATAAATATGAGTTATTTTAAAAGTTTTATATTAGACACAGATAACATAAGCGGTGATGCATTTGGTCGTCTTCGCACATCTACACCTACAACTATTTTTGATAGTAAACAGATATTTAACAATCAATCATTACAATGGGATGACCAACAGACATCTGGTGCTGGTACAACATCAACATGGACAGCAAGTGCAGCATCATCTGTTATGGCGATTTCTGCAACAACTGCTGGTACAAGAGTAAGACAAACATTTAGAAGGTTTAATTATTTTCCAGGTAAATCCCAATTAGTATTAGCAACGGGAGTTCTTGCAAAATCTGGTGGTGGTACAGGAATTACAAGACGCTTTGGGTTATTTGATGAAAATAATGGATTCTTTCTTGCAGATGAACAGGGCCACAATATGGAATTTCAAAAAGAACTTCTTCACATACAGGAGGATTATCCACACAATTTATACCACAAAGTTCATGGAATGTTGATCCATTTAATGGAACTGGTCCCTCTGGAATTACAATAGACTTTACCAAAGCTCAAATTTTTGTATTGGATATGGAATGGCTTGGTGTTGGAAGAGTGCGTACAGGTTTTAATATTGACGGCGTAACACATCCAGCACATGTATTTACACATGCAAATCATATATCTCATGTTTATATGTCCACGCCAAATTTACCATTAAGATACGAAATTAGCAATAGTGGAACAGGACAAATTGCATCATTAGAACATATTTGTGCATCAATTCAGTCTGAAGGTGGAACAGACGAAATAGGAAAAGTATTATATGTTTCAACAAGTGGAACTGCGGTTACTTGTACATCAGAAAATATAACATATGCCATTCTTGGAATTAAACTTAAGAGTTCATATATTGGAGAAACTGTAAAATTAATTAAATCAGAACTTCAGATTCAAACCGCATCTGATAAAATTGAATGGACATTAAGATTTAATCCGACTGTTGCTGGTTCGTTTACATACGCAGATTTAACAAATTCTGGATTACAGGTAGCTCTTGGTGCAACCGCAAATACTGTTACAGGAGGTACAATAATTGCGGGAGGATTTTTTGAATCGGGTGGTAATCAAGCAGGTGCAGGTGGTTCAAGGGGGCAATCATTGGATAATGCTCTTATATTAGGTTCCGCAATTAATGGTACAGTTGATTCTATTGTTCTATGCGCAATGCCAGTCGGTGGAACATCTGGTGTTGGAGTTGAAGGTAGTTTAACAGTGAGAGAAGTAAGTTAATTGATTTTTAATTTTAATCGATTATAATATCATATATGTATCGAAACGTCGTATTTGATTCACGACATGGAGAAATTGTACTTTTTACATGGAATGAAAATGGTGAAAGAATCGAAACAAGAGAACCATTTAAACCATATTTGTTAATTGAAAGCCCCAAGGGAACCAAAACATCAATTTTTGGAACTAAATTAGAAAAAAAAGCTTTTAAAAATTATTTTCTTCGAAGCCAATACATTCAAGACAGTGGAATACGAAGAATTTTCGAAAATTTCACACCAACCCAGCAATTTTTAATTGATAAGTATTGGGATCAAAAAGAAAATGAAAATTTCAATAAATTTCCACTAAAAATAATTTATATTGACATTGAAACCAATACAATGGGCCAAGGATTTCCTAATATTGAAGATCCAGATCAAGAAATTAATGTTGTAACGTGTTATGATTCATTAAAACAGAAATATTTTACATTTGGTTTAGGGGAATTTATTACAAATGAACCAGATATCATTTATAAAAATTGTAAATCAGAAAAAGAATTACTAGAAAGTTTAATAAAATTTCTGAGAGATGATCCTTGTGATTTATTAAGTGGCTATGCATCAGAAACATTTGATATTCCATATCTTATTAATAGATGCAATAAAAT